TCAGCGCAGCGCTTCTCCTGAGCGAGGAGGAGAGCCCGGCGAACCTTGCGGGCGCTCCGCGCCTCCTCGGTGCCGGGATACTGCGAATCCTCGATGTCCTCCATAGCGATGGAGTCCTCGAAGGAGTGGATCTCCGCCTTGAAGGTGAGGCTAGACCGATTGAAGCTCGAGAGCGACTGACGACCGGCGCCGGGAGCTCGGCGAGAATCAGCCTCGGGCGCCCCCATGAAAGAGCGGGTATTCTCGACGAGGAGGGTCCCGCTGCGCTCGGGGATGTCGACGCGCTCCATGACGCGATCAGCGATGAGCTGAGCGTCGCTCGGGACAGCCTCGGAGACGATGCCGGTGAGGATCTGGTCGACGGGGTGCAGATTGCTATAGCTAGGACGTGCCATAAGTCAGCGCTCCTTAAGCGAACTGGCTTGCGCCGGTGAAGATGACCTCGATCTCGTCGCCATCGGCGTAAGAGGTCGCGTTCTGGTTGTAGATAACGCGCGCGACGCTGTACTCGGTGCCGGCGCCGTCAGCCCACGGGATGAGGCGAGCGGTCCCGGTCTCGACCATGAGGAGAGAGTGAGTCCCCGCGGTGAGGGTGTCCCCGGCGATTGCCTTGGTCCGGCCGAAGATCACGACCTCGACAGCGTCGCCAGCGTCGACGGAACGCTGAGCGATGCCGTCCGCTTGCTCGCCGGTGGTCCCGTCAGCGAGAGCGACCTTGCCGGCCGCGTTGATGACGACGGCCTGGAGGCCGGTGATCGCCTCAGCGGCGATGAAGGTCTGGATGTCTGAATTTCCGAGGCGGCTCATTTAGCCCTCCATAGCAGCGAGAAAGAACTCGCGGTCAGTAGTTCGGATCATGTTGAGAGCCTCGGAGAAGGTCACACTCTTCTCGGAGGCGAGAGCCTTAGCGCGCTCGGCGAGAGACTCCCGGCTAATCTGCTCCCCGGATGCGCCGTGACCGACCTCCCGAAGGGGGACAGCGGAGCCAGATGCGCGCTCGGAGAACATCGCCCAGAACGCGCCGTCGCCGGCCTTGTTCTGGTTCCACGCCTTCTCGGCGAGTGGACGCTCAGCGGGAGAGATGCGGCCGGTCCGGACGAGCTCGTCGACGGCGCCGGAGCGCTTCACGCTGTCATTCTCTTCGCGGAGCGCGGTGAGCTGCTCTCGGAGAGTCTGGACCTCGGCGAGAAGGAGAGCCGAGCCCTCGCTCATCGCGTAGCCTCGCTTCTCCATCATCTTCTCCTCGTCCTCTTCCTCGGCCATCTTCTCCTTCTCGGAGTCCTCGGCGAGCTTCTCCTTCTCGTCCTCGGCGAGGAGGTCAGCGTCCTCCTTCTCCTCGAGCTTCTCGGCGTCGCCGGCGAGTCGCTTCTCCATCTCGGCGACCATCGCCATCTTCTGGAGGAGGAGGTCGACGAGGTCGCCCATCTCCATCTTCATCAACTGCTCTCGGGTCTCCATAAAGTTGACCTCCTCTGTCAGTAAGACACGGTCGACCGAGCTCGCGGATTGCTGCGGTCGAGGGGTAAGGGTGACAGCGAGGAGTTGAGCGCCCCCGGTAGGGGCCCCGCTCTCTCTCGCGTAGACTTCGCCCGTGACGAACTCCGGAGAACTCCAGAGAGATCCTTGGGCTTCTGCGACTGTCCGCCGTCCGCGGTCGTTATAGGCGGGGATAGCGATGAGACACGTCCCGTCCTCGGAGAGGCGGAGGTCGACGATCTCGCCGAGAGCGCCGCCGGTCTCCGGCGTGGACGCGCCGACGTTCGGGGAGCTCTGGTGATTCCAGTCGATGATCACCGGATCGCTCTCGCGGCGTGCCTGGAATACGCGGACCATCTCGGCGAGGAGTTCCGGCGTGACCTCGGCGATGGTCTCACCGCTCATCCGGCTCGCGACTGTACCGGCGCGGAGCGTGACGAATGGGCGCCCGAGCTCCTGACCATCCTCGACGACGACAGTGAGGCCATCGAGCTCAACCTCCTCCGCCTCGGAGAGCGCATAGGCCCGCTCGGAGAGTTTCTTCTCATCGGCTGCGTTCATCTGGTTCACCACTTTCCGCGCCCATGCAAAGCCGGGATCGCCTCCCCACCCTTGCCACGCTTGCCAGCCCTTTCCCTGCTCTCCCCACGTCGAGCCCTGCTTGTCGACTTCATGTCGGGTGAAGTAGGCAAGCATCCGGCGAACTGTCTCCGGCGAGAGCTCGACTCCGTTCTGGAGGTCACGCGCTCGAGCGATTCCAACCGGCGTCATCCCTCGCTGACTCTCCGGCTTCTCCGCGCGGACCTCGAGCGCTCGACGTGCGGCGTCTTGAGCTCCTTTGGGAGGAGTGAAATCGATATGAGCGTACTTCTCCGGCTTCTCCGCGAGCTCCTTCTCTCGGTGCTGCGGATGCTCTTTAGGGAGGAGGTCTAGGTCAGTGTTATAGGCTTTCTTCCGCTCGCCGGTCCCGACCAGCCTGAGGAAAGCTTTGACCCGAGCGAGCGCCCACTGCTCCCGCGATGTCACCGATGGCCGGTGAGAGGTCGAGAACGCTCCGGCGCCTCTCCGGTAGACGGCTTTGAGCATCCCGAGGTCTACCCTCTTGCCCTTAGCGGTGTACTTCTCGTTGTGCTCGTCGCGGAGGTTTGAGAGCGCCTTCTCGGTTGAATCCGAGATTTTGATAGAGCCCCGAGTACCTGACGCGGAGCCCTTAGGGTTCCGATCAGAGCCGGTCCGCTGGTCCCGCTTGGGCGCCGGCGTCTTCGGATCATCCTTCCGAGCCGCGAGCCTCTTGAGTTTACGCTTAGCGCTCATCGGTTCACCTCGCGGAGCTTGCGATACCGCTCGGAGAGAGCGGCCGCTCCTCCACCGACACCACCGGAGACGCGGTCAAAATATGAGCGCGCCGCCTGGTCGGGGAGCTCGCCGGCGCCTATGCGCTCTCGGATAGCTCGCTCTAGATCATCCTCCGGAGTGAGGAGCCCGAACTGAACCAGCGGAGCGAGAGCGTTCAAGCTCTCGGCGAGCTCGTCGGCGTCGAGGCCGGAGTGAGCGAGGCGCGGGAGCTGTGATGGGGAGCAGTCGCCATAATTCCAGCGGATGAGTCGACCGATGGTCCCGCCGGCTCTCCGGTCCTGACCTCCGACCGCGCCGGCGATCATGTCGCATAGGTTGAGCGCGCTCCTCCGGAAGACCGAGAGGTGAACCTCGCCGACGCTCCTCGAGCCCGTGTCGGTAACGCCGAGGTGCATAAACGATGCGAGGAAGGCCAAGCTGATCTGATGATCACACTGGGCGATAGTCGCGAGCGCGTGAGAGCTGTCGAGCTTCTGCTCTCCGAAGGTGTCAAAGCTCACCACCGGATTGTCGACAAGGTAGCTCTGCTCTTGAGCGATGTAGGCTTGAGCTTGAGCGGCCGCGCGGTCGATCATCTCATCAATATCTGTATCGGTGAGACCAGCGGCTTCCGCTGCGGAGCGGTCAACCGAGACGCGAGGAGTCGCGACGGCCCATCGCTCCATGCCGACGCCGAGGAGATTCGCGGTCCGCTGCTTAAACCTCCACCACCACCACGCCGGCCGGAGGAGACCTCGGCCCCCGAAATTACTCCCGGTCCGGTTGAGCGTAAGAAGCAACAGCTTAGATGAGGGGATAGGCTCCGGCGGAAGGACGTTGCCGCGGAGCTGCTGAATGACCGCGTCGAGGTTTTGCCCGTCGGCGGATTCCCATCGTAGATGCGCCGACGGCTCCCGATCAGCGTATTTGTCGAGCCACACTCGAGGGACGCCGCGCTCGTCGTTGTCGACGCGATAGACCTCCTCGGCGTAGCGGTAGCCGATGGGCGCGAACTCCCAGAGATACTGAAGCTGGTCCTCCCAAGAGACGGACATCATCCCCGGATAGCCGTCGAGCCCCCAACATTCATTGGCGAACCGAGCAAGCTCTTTAGCGTGCTCGTCGGTCTCATCGCCGGGGACCCATCGCCAAGATGCCTCGAGCAAAGTCTGCTTAAGGACACGCCACGACGCCGCGACGGTCGGGTCCGTCGCGAGCATCTCCTCGGCCTC